CAGCTTGTGGAATAGTTATACCAAAACCAGCACAAATTGGGGATACCATGTAATTTATACCGAGGCTAAGTCCTGAGATCCAGCCAATCAAGGGTCTCCAGGACGATTGAAACCAGTTACCTTTGGCATCTTCTTTTAAAACTTCTATCTGAGCGAGTGCTAATTCTTGAGCATGTCTTTCAGACATGGTGGCTATCTTATGAGCGAGTTCTGCCTTTTTGTCTGCATCTGGTATAAACTTATCTAGTAGTCCAGTGACTGGACCTATTAACGCTTGTAACATTATTTAACTCCGTTCTTTGCCATGTATGCACTTGTTCCCATATAAGTTCCCACTATACCAGCACCTGATATATAAAATAGGTTGCTTATATCTGCCAACGCCTGCACACGCTCTATAGGAACTATGAACATTGCAACTGTAAAAACTCCCATACCTATAAGAGTGTATCTAGCCATGCGTAATTGTGCAAGATTTTTGCGTAATTTTGTCTCTGTCTCCTTGATTTCTTTTGCTCTTTGGAGCTCCTCGTCTGTGATTGTGTTGTCACCATCGAGGTCGTATTGATTTAAAATAGAGTCTTTTTGTAGTTTTTTCTGTGTCATTTCCTACCTATACTTCGTAAACTTTCCATGACTTTATCGATATCTGGTTCAGTGCCGTTGGGATCATACACACATTTATACTTTTTTGGACACCAACTCTCAATCAACATGGTAAAAGTTTTGTTACCCCCTTGATAGATACATGCTCTTTTGTCTGTGTATTTTGACGTAATTCTTTTCTTAAGTCTACAAGTTGTATACTTAACCGTTTTTTTTTACCTTGCCATATCTTTTGTTGGTTTGTGTAGTCTCTAGGTTTGAATTTATAACCCTCTGTCATCTGTATGTAGTTCTCTGCTCTTGTTTCTTTAATCCATATACTAGCAACTAACACTGCAAATCCACCAATAATACATGCTACTATAAGCCATGTTATAGCTTCACCTATTTGTCTTCTTAATTGTTGTTGCTTGTATATTGTTTGTTGGCGTTCCTTTCGTATCTGTCCTTCCATCTTTAACAGATCATCATACGCTTGTGGGCCATACGTCATATTCAAAAACATCTTGAGTTCGTACCTTTGTTCCTCAAGTTTCTTCTTGGCTGCATAAGCAGAGAGAGCTGCTTCCTCAATAGACCCAGCTTTGAAAAGTTTACCAAACAACGGAGGATTTTTTGCTTGTTTTTCAGCGTTATCAACATCAGATACAGCTCCCATCCATCTACCGATATCTCCAGACATTTGTTCTATGTCTCTACCGACTGCAAATCCTTTCTTGATTGCGTCAAATGCTTTGGAAGCCACACCCATAGCGAGAGATATAGTGACTGGATCCATCTTTACCTACCTTTTAAAGAGGCCTGCGTATTTATCCTATAGATATTTACATCATTTCTGTCTTCTGCAATTTGTTCTTGGGTTTTTGTCCTTTGTTGTGCCAAATCAAACGCTTGTTGTAGTTTAGCTGCGTCAATTTGGAAGTTCATCATGTCATTTATAGACTTTCTTTGCAGTTCGGCAGTGTCGTTCTCTAGTTCTTTCTCTCTGATTGCCACAAGTGGGTCTGGTTTCTGTGCTGGTTCAATGGCAGGCATAATTTCTTTCAATATTTCACCAATTTGTTGCGAAATCGCTGCTTCAACTGCCTCTGGTGCGATTTGTGGTGGTTGTTCACCCCTAGCAACAGCTTCTTGTATCATTGTTTGGAAGAATTTAGTCACTTGGTCTCTTGCTAACGCACTAACATGCTCTTGAACATGAGATTGTAGCAATAAAAACCCTTGTGGGTTGGCTTGTGCCACCATGTTTGACAAAAACATAGCATGAACTATCAAATGTGCCTCATGATCTTGTTGTGGAAACACTTGTAGAGGTGCACCTTTCATAGAATTAGCGTTTTCTGTCGCTGGATCTACTGGTGCAGGTGGTTGTGGTGGTGGTAAAATGCCGTCAATGTTCTTTACATCCAAGGCATCGTACATTCTTCGGTACGCTTCGTACTGATTATGGATTTGTGGTGCAGCTTGTGCTAGTTGCAGTTGTGTTTGTGCAAGTGTTAGACGTTGTGACATAGAAAATATGTTTGGATCTGATACTGGAAGTATATCAACACGCCCATCAAAGTCTTGTTGCATGATTTGTGGTGCTACATTACCTACAAAATACGGATAGGGAACTGGATTTTCCGAAAAAATCTCTGCTAACATACGAAATTCTTGCTTTTGTGCATAATGTAAACGCTTATGTATACTAGAAATAATTTTTGATCCTTGTTCTATCAACGCAACTGTAGTTCCAACTGGTGCTTGTGAGTTTACATCACTAATTTTTGCGTCTGCGACTTGTGCAAAACGTCTACCAGAGTCGACAACTACTCCCAAAAGCTGTGCTAGTGTCGCAGATGGCTCTTTGTAAGGAAGGGGAATGATAGAGTTTTTCAAATCGCCACCTGGGACATCGATATCTCTAAACTCACCTGGGTTAAGTGGTTCATCATCGTTTCGGATTCTGACACCTCTTGCTTTAAATCCTGCTGGTAAGTTTGATAATGTGCCTGCATCTATTAATTGTCTTAGTATAGATGTAGCTGCACGAGATAATCCACCTATCGTATGTAGTAAACCAAAACCATAAAAACCAAAACCTGGTAAAAACTTGAAATGAACAAAGTATTGTCTCTTTCGTTTTAATGGATCTTGTTCTCTAAAGTTTCTAACTACTGATAAAACTTTATTTGAATTTTGATCAATAGTGACAATATAAGGCAACATGATACCAGAAGGCTGTCCTTCACTATTCATGTCTTCAAAACCCTCTAAGTCCAAGTCAACATGAACTTCAAGTAAAGTGTAACTGTCGTCTGAGTAATTAGGATGTAATCCTTGAAGCTCATCAGTAGTTTCTTGAATAGCTCCTTCATTCTCTCCAGAGTCAGTTGCAGATAATTCAACATCTTTATACACTCCCGCAACTTGTAGTTTACGGATATCGTTATAGCTCATTCGCACCATGTGTGTGACTCGTTCTGCCGTTCTAATATCAGAAGCAGAATACGGCACTATCAAATCTTCTGCTGGTACAAATTTAGATACCGCTCTTTGTTTTGTAGGATCAAAGTACACTTTCTTAAATGTAGAACCAGTAAGTGGTAAATAAAACAACATCTGATCTGTGTCTTGATCGTATTCTTCCATGACCTCAGTAATCTGAAAATTCATGTAGTCTTTTATTCTTTGTGCTTGATCTTCTGTTTCTTTTGTAGCAATACCAAGTATTTGTGTTTTTACTGGACCACCACTCGGTAGCATTTCTTTGTATGCTTGTGATTGAAACTGCGTTGTTGCTTCTGAAAGTAGTGGGTGTGTTACACCACTCGCACCCATAAACGGATCACTTCTGTCCTCGTAGTTTATACCAAGCAAGTTTAATCCTTTAGCTATTGCTTCTTCCCAATCCCCTCTTGACTCTAAGTCTTCTTTTACTTTTGATTGTAAATCAGATGCAATAGACGCTAATGCACCTTCTTCTAAAACTTCTGCAAGATTAGCATCATGATTATAAGGCTCTGCTACTACAGGCACCTCTTCTTCACCAGTGTCTAATTCTACACCCTCTGGTAATTCATCTACATCATCTTGTATTGATACAGCAAGTTGTTCTTCTATAGTCATAGGTGCACCACCTGCTCCCATAGACTTTTCAACCATACCCGCTATTTCTCTTACTGGATCTTGTTCTGCCATTAACTTGCCTTTCTTCTAAGGTCTATATAACCACCTTTTGCTCTAAAAGTAAACTTACCTTCTGCTATCTTCCTACCAAGAGAACCTTTGGATAGATCAATAACTCCTTGAACTGGTCTGTTTAACGAGGCTGTTGGACCGCTTGGATTCTTAACATTTTTCATTTCAAAGATTCTATCTCTGTCAACATTTGCACCCGCTAACTCAAATCTTTCTAACACAGACTGTATGGCAGAACCGTATGTGCCCATACCAAAAGTATCTGAATTTCGTACACGAGAGTCCTCTATCGCTCTTGGCACATAAAAATCTTTTCTGTGAGCTAACACAACTCCCTCTATTGGTCTACCATATAATTGCTCAAACCTAGGATCTGTTACTGCATGTATCAAAGAATGTAATAAACCTCTTGCTGTTTGTGCTTCGTTTGCATTATGTGGTGCTCGTATATAAAAATCAGAATTAGTTTCTACATGATTACGAAGTCTTTCTAATGCAGCTTTTAATTCATCTGTACCATAATTATAATCGGCTGCGTTTTGTTCTATATGCTCTTCTAATTTTTTAAATCTTCTTTGAATCTCTTTGCTTTGATCTTCTGCTACCTCGTTAGCATCTCTTTGCTTTTTAGCCTCACCTCTTTGATAAACAAGTTTATTCGCTTCTTCTGCTAATCTGTCTGCTCTTTCTTTGTCGCCTTGCACATAGCCTCTATACGCTTGTGTAGTAAGAAGTTGAAACACATTAGCCATTGAAGGATCTGGTCCAAAACTATACCCAGATCCAGCAGCATGATCATTATTTTCGATAGCCACTGGCTTTAAAACGGTTTCAATTACAAAAAAATCTTTTGCTAATCTATCTCCCATTTTCATAAATTTTTGTAATGGGTTCATTGATTTTTTAATTGTCTGTGCTCTTGTTTCACCAGGGTCTCTAGTAAAACGAACCTTACTAGGATCAATTTTTTCTCTGTTAAGGATTGAACCCATCAATATTTTTTTCTTAAGTTTATCTGGATTATCGAGACCAAGTTTTTTTCCATACTTGTCAAGCATAGCTCTACCAGAAACTAGATCATTTTCATGATCAATCAATTCCATAAATTTTTTATAGTTTCCGTCCTCTGGAACAAAACCAATTTTTTCAGTCACTTCATCGATCGCTTTAGATAAAATTTTCTCAAAATCTTTTACAACATTATTTGGTAAAGCATCTTTTATTTTTTGTGTAACTTCTTCATATTTAACCGCAGATGTATGACCATTTACAAAACCCATGTTGTCAGTCACCATATCCAGATCTCCTGGATTTGAGTAGTTATCATCTAAACTAGATTCCATAATGCTAACAAAATCAATTTTCTCGATTGCGTCTTTGTGTTTTCTAGTTATTTCTGAGGCAACTCTGTGTTTAATTAAGTCTAATGCTTTTTCATTTATAGCTTCATGGGTGGCATCTGAAACAGCTAAATTAAGTGCTTTTTCAACAGCATCTCTTGCTATCTCTTGATTACCATCTTGACTAAGTTTTCCGTAGAAGCCTTTACCAAATGTTTCAGTGGCATCAAGACCTTCAGAAAAAACATCATCGGCATCAAAATAACTAAAGTCTACACCTTCTTTTTCAGCAAAAGATTCTACTAACTTAGAAATATCCTCTCTTAAACGATCTTGTGGATCTGCGTTGTATCCGTTTGCTGCACTAACTCTAGTCAAAAGTTGATCTTCTTTACTTCTGCCCATGTCATAAGTAACAGAATTTTTTTGATAATTACGTTGTGCTTGTAATTTACTTGAGTCTATTGCTTGTTGATCTGTTTCCAGTTGTCCCCTACTCGCAGTAGCACCTTGTCCAGTTGATCTTTCACCATCTCTCATAGGTCTTCTGTTTTGCTGATACTGCTCCTCTGTTGGACCAGACTTTGCTGAAGCAATAGGCAAATGTTTCATAAGAATACTAAAAACATCTTTACCTTCTTCATATAACTCTACATTTTTAGTTCTATTAGCTCTGTCAAATTGACTCCTACCATCTTGAAAATAATTTGGAATAGTGATTCTATGACCTAACTCAAATGCTCTTCTTTGATTTTTACTAGCTTTTATAAATTTGTTTGGAATTACTCTTCCATCTACAGCAAAGCCTCTTGTATAATTAGATTGAGTGGTGTCACCATATCTTTCGTACTTATCTCTAAACCTAGCTTTTGTTGGAGCACCTGTTCTACTGTCCTCATATTTTAGTGTAGAAGGTCCTGGACCATCTCTGAAACCTGCCATTTCATTAAACAGTCTTATAATCTCTCTTCCAAAACTATCTTTTGCAACTAAAGGTGCATTTCTAAATTCTGGAGATTGGTTAGAGAATCTAAGTTTCCCTGATGAAACAAGGTCAAAAGGATCTGTTGATCCTGCTATAAAACTCTCTAAATCACTTACAAAATCCTCAACGGCAAAATTATCTTCATCTACGGTTGCTTTCATTGCGTCATAAAAAGCCTCATAATCTACGTCAGAAAATAAAGTTCTTTCGATAATTTCATCAAGTCCGTTTAATTGCTCTAATGCAGAACTACCATCAGAATCTAATGTTCCAGCGTATGCAGTTTGTCTAAAACTAATCTTTCTTGCTTCTTTGCCTTTTTCATCTTCTATTCTTTCAATTTCTTTTTCTGCTTCTAGTCTTATTTCTGCTGTATTACCAAACCTTTGAATATAATTGTTTATAACACTATTTCGCTCTGAATCAGTTAAAGGTTTCATTTTTGTGATAGGAGTTCTTCTTCTCAAAGCAAAGTATTTCTTCATACGAGGAATAGCTTCTTTTCTGAACTTAATTAAATCTTCTAATCCTATTTCCACAAACTTCTCAAGTTCTTGTGGTGCTCTTTCAGTCAACGTAAAAGTGTCAATGTAGATTTGATTTTTATTAATTTGATCGTCAATCAAATTTAATTTATTAACAGCTTCGTCAAATTTTTTCTTCCTATCTCTTAGATCAACATCATATTGTGAAGGTGCATCAATATCTGACATGTTTTGATCCATATCATCTAAAACATCTATTTTGTTTTTTTCACTTGGTGTAAAAAGTTTATGATCTTTAAAATTATCTCTTGTTCTATTAAGATTTTTAACTGGTCTTTTATCAGTAAAGCTAGTAGTCCCTAATAAAGCAGCTTTCTTTGTAAGGTATGGATCGTTCCCTGCAAGAGCCATGTCTATAGAACCAGATAGTAACTCTGGTACACCCGATAACGGCAGTGCTAAATCATATTCTGGTTTAGAAAAATCAAGAAGATTCTCATAAGTTCTTGTTACGTCTGATTGATCTTCTTCTAGTACAGCATAAAGTTTTCCATCTAATCCCTCAACAATCATAGATCTGGTGTAACCAAAACCTTTATCATAATAATCGTGACCACCTGGATATTTAAGTTCTTTAGTGCTGCGATTTGTTGATCCTGCATCGTCATCAAGTCTTTTTTGAAAGGTTTTACCACCATCTTCTTGTTGTTGAGCTGCGTTTATAACAGGACTTTTAGTTAAATCACCAGACATAAGTCTTTCGTGATCTGGGTTTTTAGCGATAACACTTATCTTGTCAAACTCATAGTCCCTTGGACTGTTTACTGAAGAAGTGATAGGCGATTGACCAGTTCCTATAAGTGCTTCATTAACAACAGGTGTACCCGCTATTGTAAACGAATTAAATATTCTTTGTCCCGAATAACCTTGTGGTAAGCTACTTGTCCCCTCTGGAAGAACAAAGTTTGGATCTGTTAGAAAATCACCTGCAGCTTTAGGTTGATCTGTAAACACTTTTTGAGCTCTTGGACGAGACGCATCTGTTGCACTTCTAATATCTAATCTAACGGTAGGTCTCATTCTATCAAACTGATTGATGATCTCTTCCATAGTTTTTGTTTCATTGTAGTTTCTTGCAAGGTACTCTTCTAAACCAGAGGTAAACGCTTCTCCACCCTTATAATGTTTAATTGTCGGTCTTTGAGCATCTTCGTTATCAAATTTAGTGGTTAATTTTTTTACAAACACTGGCACATTAAAAGGGACTCCTAATTCTTTTATTTTAGGAACTGCATCAAAATCTGGTGTCTCCTTAAATCTAGGATTACCTTTTTTATCTTTGAGTGGATTACCATTATCATCTAGTAACGGTGTTTTAATCTTTGGTGCACTCTTTATAAGTTTTCCAAATTCTGCCTTCTGTTCTTTACTTAAGTCGTCTTTTGGTTTGTATCTAAGTTCTTGACCTTCTACAGTAGACGTTTCGACTCTACCAAGAAAACCAACTGATTGGTTTGCATCTTGAGAACGTAAATGCTCGTAAAGCTCTCTAACTTCTATAGGTTTTTTAAGACCTTTTTCTTTTGCAAATTTAATAAGTTTTATTCTTAATGGTGATACTACTGGATCTTCTGTATCTGTTAATCTTTCTCTGTTTCTAGACTTTGCTAAAAGATTTTTTATTCTATTTTGTCTGTCTATCTCTATTCTTTGTCTATCTGTTTCTTGTGAGTTTGCTGGATCGTTTAACTCATTTTCGGCTAATCTGTTCGCATACTCCTCAATAGACTTGACCTCGTCCTCAGCTTTCTTCTGTGCTTTTGGATTACCAACTGAGTCACCCTTAAGATCTTTACTAAAGAAAGATTGATTTTCGTCTATGTCTGGATCTTCATCTGTATTAATCTCTAAATTTTTAGCAACTTTGTCTCTCACAGTTAACTGACCAGAGCCTTTGCCTGCTGTTTCATTTAACAAAATCTCTGCGTCTGTCTTTGGTGCAGCATCCATTCTAAGTTTAGCAAAATCAGGACTAGTTAAATTAGCTGCTGTTTGCATTGCTACTTGCATACCAGGCGGCATCATACCATCACCTGCAAAAATATCACCAACTAGAGTTTGTATACCTGAATACGCATCTGGTGCTCTGCCTGCAGCTTCAAGACCAAAACGAAAACCACCACCCATAGTGCCACCAAGAACCACACCTTCTAATAATCTGTCGGCAACTTGCTCACCAGTATACTCACCACCAGTCAAGGCAGTTGAACCAACAACTATACCTTCTTGCAATCCTTCGGTTCCACCCTCAAACGCCACAGACTTACCAATGTTTCTTCCAACTTCTCTGGCTGCGTCAACAAAACCCTCTTCGCCTAACTTTTTTATTAGATCTTTACCAGTGATTGACAGCAATTCGTCTCTTGGAATCACTCTTCCAGCACCAAATCTGTCCAAAAGTGCTATTAATGTACCTGCTCCGATAGCCACAGAATCGTTATAACTACCAGTTTTTTGCTCCATTTCTTCGGCAACTTCACCAGTTCCCACGATTCCAGAGCCTAAAATGGTAGCTCCACCTATCAAAGCTGCGGCTGGTACACTAAATGGTGCAGTCAAAGCAGATGCCAAACCACCACCAAGTGCAATGCCACTTGTCGCTAAATTTTCACCGATTTTCTCGGCAACCCAACCAGCTGCATCGTTCAAACCACCTTGTTGGTAGGCTTCACGAAGTCCCATGGTGTATTCTGGTTGATAGTTACCCTCTCTTATGTCCTTGTCTTGTTGTGCAACAATCTCTTTTCCATAGTTAAAAAGAGTTTCAATACCAGTTCGTGAACCAATAACCTCAAGACCTTTACCAAAAAGTCTTTGTGCTTGATCTATACTATACGCAAATGACGAATCTCTTGTTGCCATTATGTAATCCTAGTTGTTCTCTTTTTCTCTGGTAACATTATATCAGAATAACGATTTTTTACAGTATAACCACCCATTTTTTTCTTAAACAAGTCCAACTGCTTTGGTTTGAAAGGTGCTTTCATCTTAGCAGGACCCTTGGTTGGTGGTACGGCTTTCCCTTTTGGTGGTATTACACCAAAAAATTTACCTGGAACTGGTTGCCCTCGACCAGCTAATTCTGCATAAGCTCGTCTTCTATCTGATTCATCTGACATTATCTGCTCCTAACCACGGGTTTTTTCTTAATAAGACCCTTCTTATTAACCTTTGTTTTTAATAATTTTCGTCTTATCTTATGTAATCTGTTCATTAAAAGACACCCTTGAACGTCCCACCACGGTTCTTCATCACGGCTCCACCCGCTTTACGAAATTGTCTTTTTAATGAGCCGTCTTTGTTAAATTTTTTCATTTGTTCTGTTTTTAGTTTTCTTATAGCTCTTAATGCGTCTGCTTTTTCTTTTCTTGTTGTTGCATTTTGCAGTCTATTAAACGCCAACATTCTTCTTCCTTGGTCACCTATAATCATTAGTAGACTCCCTTAAAAGTTCCACCACGGTTCTTCATTACACCACCCATGTTCTTTCTTACTCTGTCAAACTTCATTCCTTTTCTTTTAGGTTCTGGTAAACCTACTTCTCTTCTAACTCTTTTTGCAAAGTCTTCTACCTCTTGTTTCATAACATTTGATTGATGATCTTGTTTGAAGTCATCAACCTTCATAGGCAAAGCAGCAAGTTCTTTTTGTCTTTGTTTTTTTCTACGTTTGTTTTCTAAATGTCTGCCAAGCATCCTCAAAGGACTAGGACCTGCACCAAGTAAATCTAATCTTTCAGTTTTCTTTTTAATTTTCTTTTTTTCTTTTTCGTAGTCCATGTTACTGCCTCCTTCGCTAAACTTCTTACCAATAAACATCTTGCTTCGTATACCTTTGTCCAAGCCTGGTGCTCCACCAGTAATCTTTTTTAGTGTCTTGATCTTTATCTCACCGCCTAACGGACCAGTGACCGTGGCTTTATCTAACTTTTTACTTATCTTTTGTAACTTTTTTTCGCCAGTTCTGATGTTTTCTTTCTTTGTTTCAATTCTTTTTTGTTTTACTTTTTGGTAAAACTTCTTTTGTGATGCTCTGTTTTGTGCTTTTCTTTTTTCTTTTTTGGCTGCTTGTTTCTCTGCCTCTTGTTCTAGTCTAAACTTTTCAGTAACAGCGGCAAAGTTATAAGGGTCATACATGACCTTTTCTCTTTTTGTTCTTCTAGTCATTAGAAAACGCCTTTAAAAGTTCCGCCTCTGCCTTTCATGACACCACCCATGTTCATCTTTTTGCCTATGAATTGTTTAGATCTTATATCTCTACCCGCAGTTGGAGATGTGCCTGTTGCTCTACCTCTGTTCTTTTTAGACTCTGCAACTTTCTTTTTAAAAGCAGCATCGTCTGCAGCTTGTTGTTTTTTAATCTGCTCTACTCTTTCTAAGCCTCTTTCTAGTTCAGACTTGCCTTTTTTAATTGGTTTTTTCTGTGATGGCACAGTTCTTGACTTTTTAACAAGATCTGTCCCTTTTTCTTTGTCTCTTAATTTTTGTCTTTCTCTAGTTTCTTGAAACTTTTTTTCTCTTTTTTCTGCTGGAGATGCTCCTATCTCACCATTTCTTCGAAAGGTATCCTCGATTCTGTTAGGAATCTTTTTTCTTTCTTTGTCTTGCTCAATGAGTTTTCTTTGTTTTCTCATCAGTAATACTCCCTTTTGTTTCTTGGATACCAGTCTTCGCCTTCGTCTTCTCCATCCAGTGCTATAAAACCACCTTGTCTAAATCTCATGACTGCCATTGTCATACTATCACAGTAGTCGTCATGATCTCCGTTTGGAAAAGATGCCACTTCTTCTATTACATCCTCTGCAAACTTCTCTCCACTAGGATACCACACTTTTCCCG